TATCAAAGGTAAGTGTGGTACTTCAAAAGATAAGAAAAACCCTGATCGTTGTCTTCCAAGAGCTAAAGCTAATAGCCTCTCAAAGGCTGAACGCGCTACGACAGCTCGTAAGAAGAAAAAAGCAGGGGCCAAAGGTAAAACCGTCGTCGCAAACACCAAGCGAGCGAAAGTCACCAACCTTAAAAACGGTGGCGAGGTCGGCTACGAAACGAAAGCCAAAAGGCCGTTCAGGGGCAAAAAAATAACCGGGACAGCGGTCGCCCGGGGGTGTGGGGTAGTAATGGCAGACCGCAGGAAAAGAACTAAGGGTTCAGTAAGTCAAGCGTAGGAGCGTAAAATGGCTAAAGAATTTATGACAATGGATGAGTATGCAGCCACTCTTGTTGGCGGCGGCATGAAGTCTAAAGGCATGGCTAAGGGCGGTAAAGTAAAAGCCAAAGGCATGGCTAGGGGCGGTAAGGTAAAAGCCAAAGGCATGGCTAAAGGTGGCAAGGTCGCCAAGATGGCTGGCGGCGGAATGATGAAGAAGAAGGGTTATGCCAAGGGCGGAAAAGTCAGGGCAAAGGGCATGGCCGCAGGAGGCAAAGTTGGCATGATGAAGAAGAAGGGTTATGCCAAGGGCGGCAAGGTAAAATAGTTTGCCATATCTTCAGAGCAATATTCCGCACTTCAAGTGTTGGGTGCGGAAAGAGTACACCTGTAATCATTTGAATTATCACGGTGAATTTCTTCACGCCATGGCTATTGCGGTGACGACTATGCCTAGTCGTTGCTTGAGCTTTCAGATGATATTTACGGGCTGTGAAGCTGACGAAACTGATCAACCCAATGTTCACGGGGGCGCGATGTGGGCAAGAATGCCCATAACCGCCCTTGTTGGAGACACGCCCCTTGAAGAATGGCCGGAACCTATGCCCGTCCATTTAGCTCAACCTTGGGACTGTATGTCCCATACACACGCAGTTTATCGTTTAGACCGGGCTCATCCATGCCCATGGATTGCTAAAATAGGTCCAGAGTTTTACCCGGCCAAATACTACTTCACTGTAGATTACACTGAGAGTGAGATCGCCGATGATCCCGCACAGCACAAACAAAGCCATGTTTTGGAGCTTTTGGATGCGGGCCCGTATACGGGCAACATTGTCGCCTTGCCCAACAATCGAGTGCGAGTAACGCATCCTGCGTGGTTTGAAACTGGCGAAGGGCCCCCAGACTTCTTGCCATCTCAACACATACACTATTCAAAATCGGATTTAGACTATACCATGGACGTAAATCAGATTTTTGATAATCTGTATGCGGAGAAAAAGTAATGACAACTTCGGGAAGCACCAACTTTGAGTTAGACGTATCGGACTACATCGAAGAGGCTTTCGAGCGGTGCGGGCTAGAGGTTCGCACTGGTTACGATCTTAAAACAGCGCAACGGTCTTTAAACTTAATGCTAGCCGAGTGGGCCAACCGCGGCTTAAACCAGTGGACCATTGTAGAGCGTACTCAAGCTCTAACAGATGGAACTGCCGCATATTCTCTAGGCACAGACGTAATCGACATCTTGTCTGTTGTGGTTCGCCGCAGCAATACAGACTTTGCACTGGAACGCATAAGTCGAGACGCTTATCAAAATATACCGACAAAGAGCACGGAGGGCCGACCTTCGCAGTTCTTCCTAGATCGCCAGATCACTCCTTCGTTAAAACTTTGGCCCACCCCGGAAAACAGCACGGATGTTGTATATTATAATGCTTTGACGCGGATGGACGACGCGGATTCCGCCACTAACACCTTAGAAATTCCATTTCGGTTCTATCCGTGCCTTGCTGCGGGCCTTGCATATTATATCGCTATGAAGCGGGCTCCAGAAAGGATTCAGCTCTTAAAAGCCGTGTATGAAGAAGAGTTTGAACGCGCTATGACTGAAGATCGGGACCGGGCTTCTTACAGTGTTGTTCCACAGTACGAGTATTTTAGGGTGGGGTGATGTCTAAGTTCGCTACGGGTAAATATTCCTACGCCATATCAGATAGGTCTGGGCTGCGTTATCGGTACAAAGATATGCGCCGGGAATGGAATGGTTTGCTTGTAGGTAGGGATGAGTACGAGACAAAGCACCCACAGCTAGGCCCCTTCAGAACACCTACGGATGCTCAAGCGTTGAAGGATGCTCGCCCTTTTAACGATAGTATACCGGTCAGCATAAAATTTCCGACGTTTAGCTTAACAACAGTTAAGTACATCCCAGTTCCAGCAATTAACGCAGCGGCGGGTTCTGTGTCCGTATCTGGGGCGGTGCCAACTTCTGATATAACTGTTAACCCAACCAGCGTAACAGCACAGTTCACCCTCGGTGGAATTAGCGTTATTATCTCTGGGGCTGCGGCTACGTTCGATTCAATCGATGTCACACTTGACACAAGCAACAAAACTTTTGACGAGGGTTAAATGGCGAAGCAAACAGTAGGGATAGGGTCGAGCGCTAATGATGGCACTGGGGACACTCTCCGTGCTGGCGCGGACAAGATAAACGATAATTTTAACGAAATTTACGCTGCGCTGGGAAACAGTTCCAGCGTATTGACTGACATTATAGATGCTAATGGTCTTTTCGATGTAAGTTCTGGCGCTAACAAGATCGTATTTTATTATGCCAACCTAAGTGATTTGCCCAGTGCATCAACTTACCATGGCGCTATTGCTCACGTTCACGCTACAGGCGGCCTTTATTTCGCTCATGGCGGTGTTTGGATAAGGTTGAATGATGAAACCACAGGTCCGGTTACAAAGTATACTGCTGGCACTAGCGGAAGCTCGGCATATACATTTACTGGTCCGGGGGCTACTTCAGGTAACAACCCAAATTTTACCTTTTATAAGGGGCATACTTACCTGATTGATAATACGGCCAACGTAAGCAGCCATCCCTTGCAGATCAGAACCTCTAACGGCGGTTCAGCTTTCACAACTGGTGTGACAGAAAATTACAACTCTACGACTGGCTTAACGCAGTTTATAGTTCCACACGAACCGAGCGATACATCTTTGGTGTATCAATGCACCAACCACTCTTCAATGGTTGGTAATATCACTATAGTGTAGAGGCGTGACAATATGAGCTACGCATCACAGGAGTAGAAAATGGCTTTTTCAGGCAATTATGTATGTACCTCGTTTAAAGAGGAGATACTTGAGGGGGTCCATGATTTTACGAGCCACACATTCAAGTTGGCTTTGTATACGAGTAGCGCGACTATAGACGCGACTACAACAGCCTACTCAACGACTAACGAGGTTAGTGGAACAGGATATTCTGCGGGTGGTGCAACCTTGACAGCTACCAATCCTACTACCAGTGGAACAACGGCGTTTGTTGATTTTTCAGATGTCGCGTTTTCTAATTCAACGATTACCGCTAGGGGATGCCTAATATATAACAGCAGTGCGTCTAATAAAGCTGTCGCGGTTTTTGATTTTGGCTCTGACCAAGCGTCATCTTCCTCTACGTTTACAATCCAGTTTCCGACAGCAGACGCATCAAATGCTATTGTTAGGATTACTTAATGGCTTTCACATATGCACAATTAAAAACAGCGATACAGGATTACACGGATAACGCTGAAACGTCTTTTGTGACGAACCTGCCTGTGTTCATTCGCGCTGCCGAAGATCGCATATTCAAGCTAGCAGATCTTGAGGTGTTTCGTAAAAACGCCACAAGCACACTCACGCAAAATGATCCGTTCCTATCAGTCCCAACAGACTACTTATCGTCATTTTCATTTTCTTTAACAAACAGTTCCAGTAAAGAGTTTTTGTTGCAGAAAGACGTAAACTTCTTGCAGCAGTACAATCCTAATCCAGCTACAACTGGCGTACCAAAATACTACGCTTTCTTTGATCAAGATAATTTTATTCTCGCCCCTACTCCGGATAGCAATTATGCCGTAGAGCTTCATTACTACTATCGTCCGGCCTCATTGACTGCTGGCAATGATAGTGGAACAACATGGCTTAGTGATAATGCGCCGAATGCTCTTCTTTACGGCTCCTTAGTTGAAGCGTACATTTACATGAAGGGTGAACAAGACATGCTTCAAATGTATGAAAAACAGTTTGCTGAAGCGATGAGTAGAATTAAAGATCTGGCAGAGGCTAGGGAAAACAGCGATGCGTATCGCAGGGGTCTGCCAGATCGGCCTCGTACATAAGGAGTAAAAGACAATGGCAACGTCAAACGCAGCAACCACTTACATGGAGCATGCACTATTGCAGTTCCTGTTTAAGAACAACGCAGAGAGTTTTGCGACTCCGGGCAACAGCATCTATGTCGGCCTTGCAACCGCCGTATCCAGCATTGAAACCGGCTCAGTGACAGAGGCTACCTTTGGAAGCTACGCGCGGCAGCAGGTTCAAGCTTCAGGATGGACGGTGCCTTCTGTAAGCACTGACACCCAGACCGCCACCAATGCCGCAAACATTGAGTTCCCAGCATCCACCGGCACAAATAATACAATCACGCATGCTTTCATTGCAGACGCATCAAGCAGCGGGAACATCCTGTTTGTTGGCGCACTGGATGCAAGTAAGACAATCGCCACTGGCGATATCTTCCGTATTAATGCAGGCAACCTGTCGATAGAGCTAAAGTAACATGGCCCTTGTTCTCAGAGATCGCGTAAAAGAAACGACCACGACCACCGGTACTGCAACGTACACACTTGCGGGTGCCGTTGCTGGTTTTGAGACTTTCGGCAGCGTGGGCGATGGGAACACGACATATTACGCTTGTTCTGACGGCACCGACTTTGAGGTCGGCATTGGAACCTACACCGCGTCAGGCACCACACTAGCCAGAACCACGATACTTCAGTCGAGCAATAGCGATGCTGCTGTGAACTGGAGTTCCGGTACAAGGACGATTTTCTGCACGTTGCCAGCGGAGAAGATGTCATTCCTTGATGGTAGCGGTGATCTCACGCTGACAGGCGCTAATTACAACATCGTCTTTGATAAGTCTGACGATGCGCTTGAGTTTGCGGACAATGCGAAGGCTGTTTTTGGCACGGGCGGCGACCTAGAGATTTATCATCAATCTTCTTCTGGTAACACATTCATTCAAGAAAGCGGTAGTGGCGGACTTTTCATTGACGCTAGCAATCTTAGCCTGAGAAACAGCGCCGGAGAAAATCTGGGCCGCTTTTTGTCTAACGGCGCAGTCGAACTCTACCACGACAACTCTAAGAAGCTGGAGACAGCCAGCGGCGGTGTAACAATCACGGGGGCGGCCACAGCCACATCTTTTTCTGGTGATGGAAGCAGTTTGACCGCACTGAACGCTTCGCAGTTGAGCAGTGGCACGGTTCCTAACGCCAGACTAGACGCACAGCTACAGGACGTAGCGGGTCTGGCTACCACAGATGGCGGCTTTATCGTGGGGGATGGATCTAACTTTGTACTTGAGAGCGGCGCAACGGCGAGAACGTCCCTTGGATTGGGTAGCGCGGCCACCTCCAACACAACCGACTTTGATGCCGCAGGAGAAGCCGTGGCACTGGCGATAGCACTGGGGTAGTAGAGCAATGGCTAATAATTTTAAGACCTTCACCGCTCAGAACATAGATACTAGCAGTAGCAAGGCTACGCTCTATACCTGCCCCTCTTCCACAGAAACCACGATAATCGGTCTGAACATTGCGAACATTCTGACCGTTTCTATAACGGTTACGGTTGAGCTTCTAGACGGCGGCAGCACCATAACGCATGTTGTGAAGGACGCAATCGTGCCGGTAGGCTCGTCGCTGGTTGTTGTTGGCGGTGACCAAAAGATCGTGATGAACTCTACAGATGTTTTAAAAGTCTACGGGTCAGAAGCAAACTGCTGTGACGCGGTTCTTAGTGTGTTGGAGATTACCTGATGGCACTTAGCAAGATTAGCACTAATCAGCTTGATTCCACGGCAACGCCAACCTTTGCTGAGTTGGATGTTGATAACGTCAAGGTAAACGGCAACACTATCAGCAGCACTAACACGAATGGCGACATCACGCTTGACCCGAATGGCACGGGTGACACAACTGTAAGCGGCAGGGCGGTCATTACTGGTGCGTCAACAACCACCTACGACGCCACAGCCGTAGGCGGTCAGGACACCGCTGGCACCCTCAAAATTCAAAACACAGACAATAATGCTGATGTGTTCGCCGCGGTTGATTTCAATACAAACAACGACAGGGTCGTGAACAGGATTGTGTCGAGTCACGGCGGCACAACTAATAATGGATTTTTAGCTTTTGTTACAGAAGGTTCCGGCACACCGGCAGAACGTATGCGTATCGACAGCAGTGGTCATGTGGGCATAGGCACAGTAGCGCCGTCTAATGCTCAACTTTGTGTAGAAAATTCAGCGAATGAAAATGTTGGGTTCATTCTTAACTCAAACGCAAGTATGACCCAAAACACTCTTTTAGTTGCGACAGCACGGAACACTACTGACGGTACATACAACCACTTTCAATGCGCTATTAACGGCGTTGCCGCCAAACTTATAGTTTATG